ATTATTAAAAAGAATAAAGCTCAATAATAATCGTTTTTATATAAAATTCAATAACTATTAGTCAGTTATTACTATGACCATGCAACACCTGTTGTCTGTACAGGAGTATTTATAAGATCAATCTCAGATTTTAAACTTGCTTCAATAGCAGTAACCTCATCCGTTCCAAGATTATCTTTTACCCAAGTAATCATTGTCGCTTCATCTGGTGTTTTAGCAGAAGTATCAAAAGAAATAAATCCTGATGGTAATGATTCTGGTTTTGTAAATACAACCTCTCCTGTACGTCTTGCCTTTTCGTCTGATCCGTCCATGCCTTTTACACGATAGACAACATTAGTAAAGTACCCGTCAGATACATCACGTTTTGAACAAGTGCCGTTGATTTCCCAAGTGTAAGTGATTGCCATAATTTTTAAATACTTTAGTTATATATTACGCTGTTTCTGGTAATTCGACACCATCAACCTTTTGTAATACCTCTAATACCTTTTGATTTGCATTTATATTTATTGCAAGTTGATTAAATTCATTCTGTAATGTCTGTATCTGCTGTGCTAACTGATTACGTTTTGCCATATCAGTTTCAAGTGTTGTCTTTGTTTCGTTCAGTAGATCCTGTGGGGTCATAAAAATTTTATATGTAAACGTATTATACTAAGCAGCTTCAAGTGCTTCAACCTTTCCTATAAGTTCTTGTACAGCAGCTACAAGTAAAGGAACTAATTTGCTTTGATCTATTTGCTGATATATAGGATCACCTTTTTTAAGATTTTTGCCTATTATATTTTTTGTTGCAACTTGATCTTTTGTACCTGTTATTGCTTCTGGAACTGCTGTGACTTCGTGAGCAAAGAATCCATCAACAATATTAGTTTGACCTTTAAAATTAAATCTATATGGTTTTAATGTTTTTAATCTTGTAATACCATCAGATATTGCTACAGCATTTTCTTTTAATCTATAATCCGAAGTTGTATTATATGCTGTTGATACTCTGTTACATTGAATAGAACCAACTACATTACTACCTCCACCTTTTTTAAATTGTAAGCAGTCAGTTAAAAAGTTATTATTTATTGCATCATCAATTACGATTGGAGTAATTAAATTATTTGCACCCGATTGAACTATCACACCATCTGTATTCATGTTTGATATGGTAATGCCAGTGCTTGTTGTCTCAAACTTTTTACTGTTATCGTGGTATAATTCTACCGCCCCATTTGCAGTAAATTTAGCTTGAGTTTCAGAACCACTAGTAAGAATTCTAAGAGCATCAGCTTGGATGTCTAAAAAACCTGTACTGTTAACAATAAAAGAATTTGAGCCATTATGTAGCAGTTGAAAATCTGCTCCATTTCCCATTAAAATTCTTGAACTATCAGCAAAATTTAAACGCTGCCTTGTACTTATCCCTGTTCCAATACTTATATCAGATATCATATTCCCGTTGCTATCCATTGATCTAAAGTTAATACTGTTATTACCAAAAGTAGTTGACCCTTGTGCAAGACCTATACCGCAAGTTTCAGCATAACTACCTTTTTTCTTAATAATAAATTCAGAACTTGATCCTGTTCCTGTATCTAAAACTAAATCAGTACCACTAAACTCACCTCCTGAAGAAGTTGTCTCAAATTTTTTACTGTTGTCGTGATAGAGTTCTACGGCTCCGTTTTCTATAAACTTAGCCATAGCTTCGTTTGCAGCAGGGTTTAATATTTGTGCTTGTGACGAAAGTATATTTAAATGTCCTGTGCCACTATCTTGAATATATGAATTACTGCCATCGTGATATATTTGTAGGTCATTACTATTTCCAAAAGTAGCTTTAACATCATCAAAGAAATTTAATCTATTCCCAGATTCATCAAAAAATATATCTTTCTCAGTATTAGTATTATTATCAAAACGAACATCACCTTTAAATCTATGTTGTGACCCTTCTATTGTCACACCCGAACTTGTAGTCTCAAACTTTTTAACATTGTTAAAATATAATTCAACTGCTCCGTCTTGCTGTGCAGTAAGCATAGCTTCATTTCCATCACCCTTAAATACTCCAAACTGTCCGCCACTTCGGATAGAAATAGGGTGTGAAGGACTATGTATTCTACTCGTTGTTCCATCATGGAATATCTCAAGATCTGACCCTGTACCAAATACAGCTTTAGCATTATCAGCAAATTCAAGAGCATTATCTGATTTATCAAAAACTATATTTGCACTTGCTCCTGTAAAAGTAACATCTTCATTAAAATTACTGGCAGCATCTACATCAATACCACCAGCAAGGGTAAATAAATTTACAAAACCATTATTTGAAGTATTACGCAGCTTCATTATTCCTGCGTTTGTATCAGCAAAAAATTGTGTTGCAAAAGTTGTTGATGGTGCTGAAGACCCAGAATTATTTGTTGCTATTGCCTGTAAAACATTATTTATATCAGCCCTGACATTAGCTCCTGTGGAGTTATCTATAACATAATCGTGTTGTGCCATTTCCTAATCCAAAATTTTCTCTAAGTATATCTTAAACCAACACTAACTACCACGCCCAAAACCTACGGCTGTATAACTAAATGTTTTATCTTGAACAGCATTTCCAGCATTGGTAAATTTTATTGTAAAACCACTTCCAGATATATTAGTTAATTCAAACTTATCAGTACCACCTAAATCATTAGCAGTGATACCAATACTAGGAAGTTGACTTCCAGCACTTACACTTGTACCACTTGATCCTGTGAAAAATGTATTATCAAAAGTAACCGCAAGGCCAGATGCACTTGTGCCACTACTTATATTACTTTTTTGTTCTGTTCTTCTATCTAACTCTGCTTTATATCCAAGCTGATCTATTTCAATACTTTGTGCAGGGTCAAAACTTAACATTTCACACCTAAATTTAAATCCTCTTCCAACATGAGTTCCGTTAGCAAAGGTATTAAATGTCTTACCTGTAAAATCACTATCCTGATAACTAGAACCATTAGAAGGTGCATCAGATGTTACTGCCACCAACAGTTTTGCATTGACATCAAATGCTGTGGCTGCATCGAAATCAGTCCAAATATCGATATTACCTGATCTACTATCAATTAAATCATTTGGATAAAAACCCTGCGTTACAAAATGCCTAGTTAAACGTAAGGGTTGGACACCACCAAGATCAAGAATATTAGCAAAATCATAAGTACCACCATCTGTTGTATCTACAGCACCAAGAAAATCAAAAGATGAAATAGCATCAAAATCTGCAACATCATCTAATGTTTCTGTAGATCCTAAAACTAAACCATTAACCTCTGCACTAAAAAAACAATCTACTTTTGTACCGCCAAAAGGAGGTGAATCTGTATCTTCTCTATCATTAAATACAAGGAGTTTAGGTAATGGATCTGGGTTAACAACAACAACAGATGCTTCACCAGAACTTAATCTACCACCATCATCCCTGAATTTAAGAATATATTCACCATCAATAGCTGGTAGCATTGTTTCACTGACTGATCCTGGTAAGGCAGGAATTAAATCAACAGAATTAGTAAACGTACCACTACCATTTGTTAAATTACTATGTCTTACAACTACGTTTCCACCATGTAATACATCAATATCAGTGGATTTATTAAAACGTAATCTCATCAACTGATCTGATATTGTTTCAACTCTTAGATTCTGTACATCACCAGGTAATGCTGTTTTACCAACAGATGTAAATTCTATTTCATTTGGTCTTTCACTTAATTTATTTATTGCATTTATAGAAAATACTCTGATAACAAATTTGCCATTAGTAATATTATCTATATCAAAATCAGTAGCCTTTACCTGTTGATTAATAAAGTTTCCATTTTCAAATTTATATTGTAGATAATATCCAATAGCACCCTTAACAGCAGCAAAAGATATAGATAATCTTGCCACTGCTTTATTGTTAATAACGATTAATGATTCAGAAGCTGTTAAGTTTTCTGGTGCAGGTAGTTTTTTTGTAATTAAAGTAAAGTTTTTTGTTGGCAATGCAGTGCCATCTTCAACAAAAGCATATTTACCACTGTTATGTGATGCTGCTGTGATACTGAATGTAAGATTTTCCTGCTCCTGTACGTTTACAACTCTCCATGTTGTAGGTTCAAGTGTTGTGTTTTCTATAACCCAAACACTATTTGCCTGTGGAACGGAAGAAAAAGCAGAAGAGACAGTAACAGTAGCACCTGATATACCACTAATCTCTTTTGTCTCAAGTGTTCCATCAGATAAAATCACTGATAATTTTGCCGTATTGGAAGTAACAAGATCAGTGGATGCTGTATCATCAACTTCTATCTGAGTTGTACTGATACCTGTTTTAATTCTTCCACCTCTTCTCACTCCCTGTTTGACCTCATCTGCCACTGATATTATCTGTCCAGGACGTACCAATACACCTGCTTCAGCAGTAATACTAAAGTTAACTATTTCAGATGAATTATTTTGGTTAAACAATAACCATTTAGCCATTCTTGAAGCCTGTCCTCTTGATGTTGTGGCAAAGCTTTTTATAGTCTGTGTTTTTATTCCATATCTTGACTGTGCTGTTGTGTCATCTACTGTTTCATAATCAATAGCTTGAGTTGTCATATCAAAGAAACCTACATTTATCTTTGTAAACTTAGCCTTCTGACTCTGATTGCTATATGAAAAACCACCTTCAGTTACATTAGAAATATTAAAGGTATAGACAGGATCAGATGGTCTATCCTGTGAGATCGTAATACTACCTGCTTCATAAAAAGCCTGTACACGCATTACAGAACAAAGATCCTGTATAAGTTCAAATGCTTCCTTCTGATTATTAATATTTACATTGCAACTAAATCTAGCTTCGGTTGTTCCTGTTCCAGAACCATCATCTATCTGTGTTGAGTTATATTCAGATGCAGAATAGAAAGCAAACTTATCTATTGCTGTCTCTGGAATTGATGCACCATAACGAGTATTAGTTAAGACATCATATAGAACCCAAGCTGGATCGTTTGTAAACTCCTTATCTGTTTTTAAAGTTCCATTAAAACTGCCACTGAAAGATAAGCTGCCATCAGACCTTACAGTTGCATTATGTGGAATCTTTACTTTTATTCCTCTTATTCTGTATGTTCTTGTTGGTATTGATCTAAAAGATTCAGCATTAAAACGTAAGCCAACGTGTGCAATATCCACATAAGCTCTCTGTTCTGCTGTTATCTCTGTAAATGATGACCAACTGAATTTATTCTGTAAATTAGTATCAGTAGAATCATTTGTAACTCTAGTGACAGTAGCGGTTATTGGATAGCTGAGATTTGATAATCCTTTAATAATATAATCTCTGAAATACTGTGTATTAGTCTTACCAATTACAGCCCCTTTTGTTCCTTTGATAACTCTATGTTCTGTGCCGTTATTTTCTGTAATTTTTATAGATAAATTGACCTGTGTACCATTTGTAGATCCATCAGATGTGTTAAATTCCTGTAAAGATGGGAATACAATAGTGATTCTTAATTTATCTATCTGATTTGAAATTGACCTTGACACTGGTGTTGCTTTTGTTACTTCAACACCGACAGCAGTTTCAGATTCTATTTCATTAATAGTATCTAAGGCAGTCTGACTAGACGTTCCAAATCTAGGTTCAAAACTTATATCTTCTCTTGTAAAGTTAAAATCACCCTCCGTCAGATTATTAATATCTGCTGATTTTTTTAAAACTTGAGTTCCATTTAGGAAAACATCTTTTAATGCTGCAATATTATATTTATCAGTTCCTTGCGTAAGACCTGCTTCTAATGGTGAATGAAAACCAGCGATCTCTCCTTCTGATAAAACATCTATAAGATCATTTGATTGCTTACTGGATAATATTGAATCTGTAGTTGTTTGTATGCCATCAACATCACCTGCTGTTATGTTTAAACTATTCTGTTTTGTAAAAGTCGCATTACCTGATGTGGTGACAGAAGTACTACTTGCAACTTTAAATTCTGTTGAGGATGTTACGGAAGTGACAGTTACATTCTCTGTTGTACTAGAACCAGATGTTACGTTTAGGTCAACAACATCACCAACAGCTAATGTTTCTGTGCCATTATGAGTAACAGTGATTGTATTTGCTGATTGAGAATAAGTTCCAGTTTTAGGTACATCTTCAAAATAAAAACTTACTATTTCATTAGATATTGTCTGAGAAGATGATCTTGTGACAGTAAAAACAGTAGATGAACTTACTGCTGTTACTGTCAAAACTTCTGGTGTATTTTCATTTGTACCTACTACAAAAATAATATTTAATACATCACCTACTTGTATTGTTTCACTACCATCATGTGTGATTGTTGCTGTAGTTCCAGATTGAGTAAAATTACCTGTCTCAACAGTGATACCATCTATTTCAATTAATTTTCCATTTGCATCAAAAACAATATCATTACCTAATCCACCAAGTCCAAATTCTTTTAAAAAACCATCAATACCTTCATCTGTGACGTTACCAAAGTAATGCGCCTGCATTACATCAGGAAGTGCATATTCTAATTCAAATGGATCTGGCATTATACAGAAACCTCAATCTGGTCTGTATCAATTCCATTTGATACATTTATACTTCCGACAAAGATATCTCCATATACAAGAGGGAGTGCAACACCAGCACGACTAACGTTTGTAACCCCACTAAATGCAAAATTAACAGTGGCATCTTCTGGTTCTAAAGATGACATTGGTTTCGGTTTTGGTGTCAGATAGTTAGTTACACTATTAACAGCTAAACTTGTTCCAAGAAGTGTTGCTGTACTTTGAAAAAGTCCAAGTCCTGCACCAGCTTTTAACCCAATAGCAAGACCTATTTCTTTTGCAAAACCTGATAATAATAAACCTCCAATCAATCCAAAAATTTTACCTTCAACAACAGGTATTATTTTTATCTCTTTATCTATAGGATTTAATAAATCATCTTTAGTTGCATTATATTCTCCCATATCTATTCGATAATATTGATTCATCATATATTTCTCTAATTCTGGATGATTACATAATAGAAACTTCATAACTTCTCTTGTATTTCTTACCTCTGCCTTCTGTTCTTTCCATCCTACAAAATCTGCCAGATCTCCATATAG